AGACACAGGTAAAAATAAAAAATGTACGCCCACACACAGCACACGCAGAGGATATGCTATCCTTATACAGTAAAAAAACCGCTAACTGCCTATCTTTTTGACTTTCTGGCGTGGTTTTTGCGTGGTCTATGGGGGAAACTAGCCTTTTCGTAGATACGAATACCTACTCATAATTTTCTATGAAATATTCGCCATGCGTTCTGCCATACGATTAGCACGATTAGGCGTTTGTTTAGCCCATCTACTATCTAGCATTTCCACACTGGCAGTCTTATAGTCCTCATCTTGTAATGCTTTAAGCATACCCTTAAACTTAGATACCCCAAAAGCACCCATCTGGTACACCATCTCCACCACAATGTTTCTTGCAGTGTCTTTAATATTGGGACATAGCATTAACAAATCGTCAGCACCAGTTACAGCTCTAGCAAAATCTCTTTCAAATAATACTAACCACCCTGCGTGGTCTGTAGGTGCTACTTCACCTTCTAACATCTTGTGACCATAGCCACCTGTAAGATGACCTTCTGTACACTTATATGTTTCTAATCTATAGCCTTCTTCTTTTTTAACGGCTTCTTTTGTTTGTTCTATATCCATCTGTCTTTTGTCTGTGTCCTTCCGATATTGTTTTCCATAAATTTTTCTAATTCTTGGTCTAACAATTCTTCTTTGTGTTGATTATAAGATAACTGTTGGTCTCTATCCAATCTATCTACCCAATACTTAGCCGCCATAGCTAAAGCATCAATGGCATCATCATGTCTTAGAGAACCTTTATCTCTAGTAAGCCTTGTCATCTGTCTAAACAACTGATGGTCAGGCTCGTTCTTAAAATCTTCGTTAATTAACAAATCATCTACTACTAACCTATGACTATTCATCAAAGGCTCTAGTGTATCAATTATACGTTTTTCTTTTTGTGTATTGTGTCTAACTTCTTCTATTTCGCATGGGTGTATTTTTGCCATAATAGGTTTTAACAACTGGGTTGCCATACCATCACCAAAGTTACTCTCAATGACCACATAGTTTACATCATGCTTCTTTGCAATATTAGAAAGCCTTGCCATAGTGTCATCACTATAACCACCTTCTAATGAGCCTACAGAGGTCAGATAAAGCACTCCATGAAGCATTTTAAGCACCGCATACGCTGTTTTGTCTTCTCCTCGACCACTAGGGTCAATAGACATTACTGTGCCTTCAAACGCAGTGTGTTCTTCAGACATATACATAGGAGCTACAAAATAATCACCTTTAAGTCCTACGTTAGGTATATCTGGGTCTATAGCTTTGATTTGTTCTGGTGATGAAGCCCACTGTATTTTAGCAGGAGCTTCTTTCCATGTAGAACAACCTGAAGCTACAATTAAATCGTTTAACTTTAAAGGGTATCTATTTGCATCAGACAATGAAGTGTCCAACATAAATTGTAAGTTAAAACCTGAACGACCATACGAAGATAATCTCTCCATAAGGTCTACCGCATCAAACCTATCTGGGTCTGTGGGTTCACCTTCTTTACCTTTAATAATATCTGCAAGTTTGTGACCATAAGATATTGTTTGTGTCTTATTAGGTACAAGTGCAGTCCAAATTTTTGTCTTAAAACCTCTTTCGTCTAATGAGTTGTATAATGACATCTCATTTTGCGGAGTACCAAGAAATATAATACGACCTGTATTAGGTTTAATGATTGCATCAAATTCTTTGACTGTTTCTGACAGTCTATCTCGCATAAGCTGTGTCTGAGAGTTATTAGCACTCTCTACGTCATCAGCAATAATAATGTCTGCTCTACTACCTGTTAACTGTCCTGTAATACCCATAGATTTAACTGAGGGTGCATGTGAGGCTAACGCAGGTGCTACATCAAACGATACCTTAGAATGTCTTTGATTATCTCTAGGTATTAAATGTTGTAACAATGGCATTTCAGCAATTAACCTTTGTGTAAAGGTACTGAAGTCATCTGCTCTAGTTTTACTAGCAGATACTACCAAAATATTTTTTTGAGGATTAAGAAGTAATTGATGACAGACAAAAGCAGAGGTAATCCAAGATTTACCTACTCCTCTAAATGCTTCTATTACAAGTCTCTTTTCGTCTGACTGTAAGTAATCTGCAATATCGAATTGTATAGGTGTTGGGTCTGGCAATGTTAAATGCTTCCAACATAAATACAAAAAATTTTTAAAATTCTTTAATCGTTTATCCATCATCAAATGGTACTTGGTCTAAAATGTTATCTTCTTTTTTAGCCAAAGGTTCTTTACTGTATGTTTTACAAACTTCTAAACATACTTTCATTTCTGAAGCTGTTAAATCTTCCCCTGATTTTAATTTCTTATAAGCATGGTTTACCAATAGTTGTGGTAACTCTTTTAAGACTGTTTCTAAATTATTGGGGTCTTCCTTGTCGATTGTATTTTTTGTGGTCTCGTTTTTCATCTTTGTTTAACCTTTTCTTGTGTGTTCGTACTCTCTTCTTTGGTTTTTCTCTAACAACAAAATCTTTAAATTTTCTAGCCATTATTTAAGTATTAATTTTTTAATTGATTTCTCACCCATATAAATTTCTGTTTCTGCTTCAGATTTTATACATTGGTATTCTATGTGAGATTTTGCTTCACGCATGGCAATCCTTTTGCCCTTCAAACAGTTTGACATACTTTCTTGTATTCGGTGTTCTTTTATTTCACCATTAACAATCATTAATAATGCAATAACAATTTCAGTCATTAGTGAGTTCCATTACCATTTGCTCTAACTTTATCTTTTAAATGTTCAATATCAGCTAGGGCTTTTTCAAGTTGTGATTTTAAAAATTCTATATTGACTTTATTAGTCATATTCATTTCTTGCGTAGACTGTAATTTTTCTACTGTCTTATAAAGGTCTTCTAATAAAAAATGTTGTTCTTGGTCAGTAGGTACTTGTTCAGATTTTTTAAGTAAATCATTTTCAAATAGTTCTCTTGATGTTTCTAATGATGTAAGTCTTGCTGTAACTTCTGTGTATGCAAATACACCCATTGCTACTGCTATAACTATACCAATCATATTTTTAACTGGCATACTTACTGCTGTATTTTCAGATATTTTCATTTTTTCTTCTTCTTTGGTTTGCAATTAGGGAAGTCAAAAGTGTAGACATCATCTACAATCTTATTTAGTTTTTCAAACACTCTGTCGATAGAACCGAAGAATGCGTAGAAAAACTTGTCAATCACTTTTTCTTTAATTTATTCATAGTAGTTACCCCAAATGAAGCTCCTACGATTGTTAAAATTATGTACCAGAACATAGGGTCAGCTAATTTTAAAATTTCCCACCCTCGCAACATAGTTTCCTGCGTGTACGGAATAAAATGACAAGCCATTAATAGCGTAAAGAAAACTACCAACCACTCGTCTTTCCACGAATGCTCTTGTTGACGTATTTGTTCTATTGAAATTTGTGATACTGCGTCTAATTCTTTTTCTCTTACAATTTTATCTTTTTGTAATTTGTGGGAAATAGCTCCAAATGTTTTTTCTGCTATAATTTTAGTAAGAGGATTTTTTAATAATGCAAACCACATCTTACATTGCCCATAGAATAACTGACCAAGCTACAAATAATGCAAAAAGTTTTTTATCTGTATTTTGCCAGTAAATTTTTATTTTATTAAGCCAAGTCTTTGGCGTATATCCATATATTATCATGTTGTCTCCTTTTTGATTTCGTTACAAAAATATGTAACGTATAATTTTTGTTCGTTCATTTTTGCTTCGTATTTATCTGTAAATGTAGTTATTAATTTTGCACCACCATTTACACACTCAGTCCAACTGTTGTATTGTGTTGGTACAGTTGCAGTGTTATTGCAAAATCCAGTAATTGCAGAGCAAATACTAAAAGCTAGTATAAATTTCATTTAATTATTTGTTTTGTGATTATTTAAAGTTGAAATAACCTAGTATTCCAACAATTATTGTTCCGATAGCAAGGATAACTTTAAGTCCACCCTTACCCATAGAAACATCTTGTCTTAACGACTTAATTTCTCTTTTCATTTCTTCTATGCTTTTTAGAATGTTATTCATTCGTTCAGCACAAAGTTTCTCATGGCTTGAAAGTCTAACACCAGTAGCGACTTCGCTAAACTCTTTAGGTGTTAGAACTTTCTTCCTAGCCATTTGATTATAAGACTATTGTATTTGCTTCGTCTTCTGTAAGTGTTTCGCCAGACATAAGTTTAGCTTTAGCACTAGCTTTTAAATCTGCTTCAGCATTTTCTAATTCAGTAGCTTTTGTATTTACTGCCGATATATCAATAGAAACTTCGTTTCCATCTTGGTCTTTAGCTGTAATTACACCCTCTTTAGTTTCGTTAATTATTTTAACTAAACTATACAAATTATAAATTGCTTGATATTTAAATTTATTATTCATTATACTGATACCTCCATAGCTATTAGAGATGCTTGAGCACCTGAATTATTATGATAAACTGTATTTCCATTATTTGACCTAAAAGAAACTACATATTCAATTTGTGAAGTAGTATTTGGGGTATCTTTGAAAGTTATTGCTACAGCATTTTGATTTCCTGTATTTTGTATTCTTATCAATCCATCTGAATCTCCAGATATTTGTGTAGCACTTGAAGCAATAGTTCTTTTAATGTCAAAATGTAGTGAAGCACCAGAAGATGCTTCAGCTGTAAAATGTGATATTAATATAATTTTATTTGAGCTTGAAGCAGGTGTGATATTTAAAGATAAACCAGTATCTACAAAACTAGTAGATGTTGTATTTGTAATACCAGTTGTAATAGCTGACACAGTTTGAACTAATCCACCAACAGGTGCATCTACCCATGTAGGATTTGCTCCAGTACCTTGTGTTTTTAATAATTGTCCACTTGTTCCTGCACCTAGTCTAGCTAGACCAGAGCCATCTCTATATAAAATGTCTCCCTGCGTAGTAATTGTAGTTCCTACATCAGTTCCATTAGTACCATTCGTTCCTTTTTCTGCTAGTTTAGTCCAGTAGGTAGCACTAGACGTAGCATTTCCAGTAGACGCTTGGATACAAATAAAAGTCTCACCACCTGATGTCACTATATCGTCAACGACATAAGCTGTGCCACCTGCGTATGCACCTCTGAATACTGGCTTTATTCTACCTAAATTTAATGTTGCCATTATTTATTTTCCTTATTGTTAATGTTATTGATTATTAATTAGACTGTGACTGTCAGGTCGCCATTACTAGCAACTGTGAAAGTAAGTCCTCTTTTTGCTACAAAACTCTCATTATAAATATCTGATTGTTCTGTATCGTTATTTGCTACAGACAAGTTGTCTGCACCATTTGTAAAATGAACGATAAGGTCTTCTTTTTGTGAACCTGTACCATTCGTTTTTACAAAACCATATAAATCTGAAGACCCTGCGTCTCCAAAAGTAAGTTCTGTTCCCCCACTATTTACAAC